CATGGAAAAAATTCACCTACGGCAATTGGCGCGAAATTGGACGGTTCTGCGCCGATCTGCGACGATCCCCGCATGGACGCAGAGAAGAAAGTCGAGTCGTACGCCACTGGTGTTGAAACTGGTCGCGTGATTTGCGGTCGTTGGATATACGCGGCGATGCGTCGCTGGCGTGCTGACCTTGAGCGCGAAGACCTGCGCATGGACTGGGCGGTGGTCGATGCGATCGACGATCACTTCCGCACGCTCAGCCTCGTCGGCGACGACAGCGGCACCGCGTTCGAGTTGCACCCCTGGCAACTGTGGGTGATCGCGAACCTATGGGGATGGCACTACGCCAGTGACAAGCGCCGACGCACGCGCCTCGGCATCGTGCAAGTTGCTCGAGGTAACGGGAAGACCACGCTGATGGCGGGACTTGCATTGTGGGACTTGTTCTCTGGCGACGGCAAGCGCGTGCATGTGCTCGCGAACAACGAAGAGCAAGCCGCCATCTGTCTCGACACGGCGCGCACGATGATCCGCAGGCAAGCGCGCCCAGGTGTGTCGGTGCTCTGGGATCGCATCGAACGCAAGGCGGAGGACTGCATGATGACGGGTCTACCCGCGCTCGAGCGTGCGCTTGACGGCTTGAATCCGTCGATGTGGATCGCTGACGAAGCGGCGGAATTCAAGGGTCGGTTCTTAACCAAACTTCTGACCACGGGATCGAAGCGCAAAGAGTCGCTCGGGGTGGTCATCACCACGCCCGGCAGCAACCCCGAGAACATCTACGGGGAGCTGGTGAGCAGCGCCGAGTCCATTCTTCAAGGCGAAACGGAAGACGATTCGATCTTCGCGGCGCTGTACGGACTAGATCCCGCCGACGCGCTCGACGATGTCGGCGCGTGGCCGAAGGCGAACCCCGGCATGATTCACGGTCAACCAGACCGCACGGCGCTCGCCCGAAGCTGGACGACAATGAAGCGCAGCCCTATGGGGCGCTCGGAATTCAGCCGCTACCACGCCGCGAGACTCGACGAGAACACTGGAGGATGGCTCGATATGGGCCTTTGGCCGGGCGGAAAGGTCATCGACTGGGCCGCGTTGAAGGGTCGGCCAGCGTGGGTCGGCCTCGACTTGAGCAAGTCGCTCGACATGACGGCGATGGTCGTGGCCGTTCCGCTTGACGATGGCACCGTTGCATTGCGAGGTCACTACTGGTGGCCGACGCACGATGTGCAGAAGCGCGAACTTGACTATCGAATGCCGATCAGAACTTGGGCCAGCGAACGAAAGATCACGCTCACGCCGGGCCGCGAGATCGACTACGAGAGCGTGCGCGCGTGCCTCAATACCCTGCGCGATGAGTTCGATCTGCGGGTTGTGGGGTACGACGCGTGGGGCAGCAAGTACCTCGTCGAGGTCTGCGAAGCCGACGGCATCCCGATGACCGCGTACCGCATGGGCATCAGCACCTTCGGACCCGGGTGCCAACTGTGGCAGAACCTCTGGGCAGGTGGAAAACTCATCATTGGCGACGACCCGATCTTGCGCCGCTCGTGCGCTGAGGCGCAGGCTCAGCAGGATCGCAACGGCAATGTGCGACCAGTTAAGAGCAGGAACTATTGCATCCTCGACCCGCTCGTTGCGAGCATCATCGCTATGCATACATGGGGTGGTAAGCAGGCTTCGTGCTACGAACAAACCTAAGTTACGCGCAACCTTGATGTGTTAGTACCCGCAACGATGTGCACATGCTGCGGGGATTATTGCAACGCATGTTCGTCGGGCCGTTCACCTCGACCATCATCGATCAAGGTGGTGGCTCGCTGCCATTCGTCGGACCAGCGAATGCGATTCGATACACGCCCGTCTACCGCGCCGTCACGCTGATCGCCAACGACATCGCACGCGTCGCGCTGAATGTCAGCGACACGGGCGCGGATTCGCTGCTCTCATCGCCATCTCCATACATGAGCGCGTTTGAGTTTCGTCGCGCAATGACGATGCAGGTGCTCTTGTATGGCAACGCCTTCGCCGCGATCAACCGCAGCGTCGGTGGCGAACTGCTCGAGTTGATTCTCTTGCAGCCCGACACGGTGACGCTCGATCTCAAGACTGGCGTACCGATCTATGGCACGATGGCGTACGGCTCGCTCAACGCGTCGCAAGTGTTCCACTTGCGCGCGCCGAGCACCAGCGGACTGTGGGGCGACTCGCCGATCAACCTTTGCCGCACATCGATCCAGTTGCTCGCAGCGCAGGAAGAGATGGCGCTCAAGGCGTACAGCAACGCAGGCAATCCGAAGATCGCGCTCGTGCACCCGGGTCCGCTCTCGCTCGAGGCGCGTCAGCGCATCATGGCCGACTACGAGGCCAAGCACGCTGGCACGGCGAACACCGGCAAGCCGCTCGTGCTTGCCGAGGGCATGCGCATCGAGCGCATCAGTTCAACGCTCGATGACGCAGGTCTCGCGACCGCTCGACAGTACAGCGTCGCGGATGTCTCGCGCATCTACGGGGTACCGATGTCGTACCTCAGTGAGAACGCCGGCCCGTCCTACGGGACGCTTGAGTGGCTGTCGCGCATGTATGTCGATGCGTGTCTCACGCAGTGGCTGCACTGCTGGTCAAGCGAGATCACCGCGAAGCTTCAACAGCCATACGACAGCGTCATGTGGGATCTCGATGAGATGGTTCGCCCTGGCATCGCGGAGACGATGTCGGCGCTGCGCACTGCCGTCGAAGCGGGAGTCATGACGCGCAACGAAGCACGCGACGAACTCGACCTCATGCCACTGCCCGGCCTCGATGCGCCAGTGGTCGCGCTCAACATGGGGACTGGTGGCGGCAAAACCAACCTCGGCACCGACACGAGCGGAAACGCGGGGACTCCCAATGATTTCACGTCGTGACTTCACATCGTCGCCTGCTGTCGAGGGTCGCACCCTCACGGGCATCGCTGCCGTTTATGGCCAGCCCTCGCGATTGATTCGAGAGCAAGGGCGCTCATTTACCGAGCGAATCGCACCGGGTGCATTCGGCACGGTCGGCGATGTGAAACTTTATTACAACCACGACGCGTCGATGCCATTGGCTCGCACGCAGTCGGGCACGCTCAAACTCGACTCGCGAGCTGATGGTCTGCACTACACCGCGACGCTTCCCGAGACGACGCTCGGCAACGATGTGCGCGAACTGCTGACCCGCGGCGACCTCACTGGCGCGATGTCGTTCGGCTTCTTCGTGACCAAAGACACTTGGAGTCCAGATCGCACGGAGCGCACGGTGAACGCCGCGACGCTCGTAGAGGTGTCTCTTGTGCAAGACGCCGCGTACCCACAAACCACTTCGAGCTTGCGCCATGTTGACGCAGCACTAGACGCAGCCGTCTCCGCACGGCTCGAACTTCACATCCAAAGGATGAATCATGAGTGACATCGACGAACTGAACAGCATCAACCACGAATATCGCAAGAGCCTTGAGCGTTTCCAGAAGCGCACGGGCCTCGCACCGCAAACCGTCGACGCTGTCGGCAGCGGCGAGGAAAAGCAGAAGTTTGACCGCATGGATGCGGACATGACCGCCATCGAGCGCAGCGCGCAGAACGCTCGCGCCGAACTTGAGGCGCGTCTCGCTCGCCTCGAGAAGACTCCGCAGCTGGAGAGCCGCGCCGGCAACGGTCGTCTTTCGTCTGCTGAGAGCGATCCGAACTCGGCTGAATACGCGGCGCGATGGCTTCGCGACGGCTTCAACGGTTCACTCTCAAACCGTGCCGTTAGCACCACGACCACTGCGGCTGCAATTCCCGTCGACATGGAACGCCGCATCGTTGAGCAGATGTACCTCAACACCGTGATGCGCACGCTCTGCAAAGTTGTCACCATTGACTCCAAGCGCACGCTGACCGTCGAGACTGGTATCCCCACTGGCTACCTCATCGGCGAAGGAACCGCGGTCACGCTTTCAGACCCGACATTCCGCGCCATCAGCGTCGTGCCTTACAAGATGGCCGCAGCAACTCAGATGACTCAAGAGTTCATCGACGATGCCATCGGTCAGGGCAACCCCGGCACTGGCCTCGACTACATCGCAAACCGTCTCGCGGTTGGTCTTGGTCGCATCCAAGACTCGTACTTCGTGACCGGCACTGGTTCGTCGCAGCCGCAAGGAGTCGCTGATGCAACGGGCACCGCGTGGGCAAGCACCAACACCGACGGCATCATCGCGCAGGGTGTCGCGCTTACCGCTGCCGCAGCAATCAGCGCCATCACTGCAACCAACCTCATCGACACCATGTTTGCGGTGCCTGCTCAATATCGAGCCTCGCCGCGATTCAAGTGGCTGCTTTCCGACACGGCGCTCAAGAACATCCGCAAGTTGCAGACCAACTCGCAGTATGTGTGGACGCTCGGCACCGACCAGACCAACTCGCTCACGAGCGGACTGCCCGGCACCATCCTCGGCGTCCCGTACGCGATCAGCGAGTACATGCCAACTGCCGCTGCCGGCGCAACTGGCGCAAATGTTCGCGGTGCCGCGTATGTGATCGTCGGCCATTGGGATTACTTTGAGATCTACGACCGCACCGGAATGCAGTCGTTGTTCGATCCGTTCTCGCTCAGCGCGAGCCTGCAGAGCATTCTTTACGCGTACATGCGCACCGATTCGCACATCACGAATCCTGCGGCGTTCGCTTGCATCAGTGCAACTGCCTCCTGATCTTTTCTTTTCCCGGGTGCCGCGCGTCGGAAGGCGCGCGGCACCTTTATGACGGTACCCCTCAGCAGCATCAAGTCGGCCTTGAAGATCGACTACGACGACGACGATACGGACATCGTTCGTCTTCGCGAGGCGGCTATCTCATTGGTCGAACGTCGCACGCAGTTGCTGCTGTCGCCGCAGACATCAACGCTCTACATCGCACGATTCACAGATACTCTGCTACCCGCGTATCCGTACTCGTCGCTCACGAGCGTCGTGTACAAGGACGGCACCAACACGACCACGACGATGCCAGCGACCGACTACTGGGTTGATCTCACTGATGGCCCAATGCCAGTGCTGCGGTTCCTCGAGTCGCCAGGTATCTACGAGGGGACGGCGATCACCGTGACCTACTCAGCGGGTTACTCAAGTGTGCCGAACGAACTCACGCACGCGATCATCGCGTTGGTCGGAGGCTGGTACAACAACCCCGAGAGTGTGCAGCCGATCAGCCTGCAGACCGTTCCGCTCTCCGTCGAATACATCTTGTCAAACATCTCAACACGGAGCAACCTCCGATGATTAGCGGTGGCCGACTCAAGCAGGTCGCAACGGTGCAAACTCCATCGACTACGCTCGACGCGCTCGGTATGCGTGGCACCACATGGACAACTGGCGCGACCTTCCGCGCCGACATGCGCGAGGACTCTGCGAGCGAGCAGGGATACGGCGATGGCGTTGCAGTCGTGCGCAGCGTGCAGGTGCGCGCTCGATGGCAAGCCGTGCAAAGCGCTGGGCTGACCGAGGTCGATCGACTCGTTATTCGCAATCGCACGCTCAAGATCAACTACATCCAGAACCTTGACGAAGCCGACCGTGTTGCGGTCATCCAATGCACTGAGGTGAACTGATGCCAGCATCGATCACCATCCAAGCGTCGGTGCGCACGATGCTGATCGTCATGGTGGCGGTCGCCGACGCGAACATTACGCACGGGTATCGTTTGCAGGACACGAATCTGCCGGCAATCACCTACGAGTGCACGCAAGAAGAAGTGCAGTCAATCGGCTCCTCGCCGCTGCTAATGGCATCCGTCACCATTCGCATCATTGCGCTGACCACGCAGGCCGCGCTCGATCTGATCCCGTATGTCAAAGCGGTTTGTGTCACGGGTTTATTCAGTTCGCTGACCTTTGAGATCGTGCAATGGAAGGGATACACCGTGGAACCCGCCGCAGCTGGCGACGGCGATGAGCAGATGCCTGCTGAAGTCGCGTGCGAGATCGACATCTACTACCACTAGGATCACATCATGGCTCTCAACTCTGCACTCTCATCATTCTCGTTCGCGGGTACAACCGTCGCGGCTGTCGGCACCGCGAGCGTCTCGACATCGCGGCCGGCTCAAATCATCACTGGCATCGGTGACACCGTCGATACATTCATCGCTGGCGTCATGGGAGGTACAGCGTCCCTGGATCTTTTCTTCGATGAGGCCAGCACGAATCACCTTGCATTGTGCACCAATGTCGGAACGGCTGCGGCTGCGGCTGCGACTGTACTCACGCTCACTAGTGGCACCACTGTGACTGGAACCGCGTATGTGACTGGCTACGACATCACCGCAACCGCCGGTCAGGTTGTGCGCGCATCCATCAATCTCCAATTCACTGGCGCGATCGTCGTAGCATGAGCAGCATCCGCGACATCCTCACGCTCAAGCATGTGCCGTACGCGCTGGGTGGTGTTCCGTGCACGCTGCGCAGACCAAGCGCGCTCGACTTGCTCGAGTTGCTGCAGGTCAGCAAAGATCGACCGCACCACATCTACGCGTTCCTCGCGTTCACGCATCTCTATCAAGACGGTTGTCCCGTGCTCGGCAGCATCGACGATGCGCTCTCAATGGACGCGTCGCTCATCATCGAAATCGGCAAGCGCTGCGAACAACTCTACGAGGAAGGCCGGGACTGAGTGAGGCCCAGCGCACGGTGCTGCGCGAGGCCGTCAAGTATCTGAGCACCGACCTCGACAGCATCTCGATTGCGATCATCAATGCGACGCTCGAAATCCCCAACTGGCGCGGCATACGCGAGCAACTTGACAACCTCGCCAGGAAGGCGAAGCGGTAGCGGTTACATCGTTGCGTCGGTCGATCCCGCATCGCTCAAGCGCGTCGGCAGAATGCTGCAGTCACTCGAGAAGAAGTTGGCCGACCGCATTGCGAAGGATGCCTTGCGCAAGTGGGGTCGCCAAGTTGTGCGCGCCGCGAAGGGGTTCACGCATCCCGCGAGCGAGCGCACGCGCCGACAGATCACGCTCAAGGTCAAGAGTTACAAGCGCGCCGTGTGGGCGGGTGTCGGTGTGAAGACGGAGAAGGTTCGCACCGATCCGAAGTCGCGCCTCGGTCGCTATTCGCCGTACGTGGGATGGAAGTCGCATTTCTTCGAGGTGGGTTGGCGCGCTTGGCCGCGAGGACTCAGCGGCAACCAAGAGCGCGTCAAGGTGATCGTGCGCAACACGCAGGTCGCTGCGGGACAGGGCGCGAAGAAA